GTTCGCACACTTTGTTATTGTTCCGGCTAAAGCCGGAACTGAAAGCGTCTTAATTGATTTATCGGCAACGTTTCCTTTGAACTTGAACCGCACTTTGTGCGGTTTTAATTGTTCAAAGGTGTAAAATTCATAAAAAATATGAATTTTATAGTAAAAATACTGTTTTTTCAAATATATTTAGTCTAAATATTATACATTACGTCTAAATAGTGCATCGATATCTTCCGATTTTGCTCCAATTACTAAATCATCCGGTCTAAATGTGTTATTTTCACTTTTATATACTAATATAACTGGCACTCCATTGACAACACGGTTTTTTTTTAAAAATCCATATACATCTAAATTATTATCTACATCAAGTAAATATGTTTGAATTAATGGTTTATTTTGAGAACAATAATCAAACCATTGATGAACTTGCTTATCAATTAATCTGCATGGCCCACACCAATCTGCACCGAATTTTATAATAATAGTGCCTTTGTTATTTTGAATAATAGATTTAAACTGTTCAACAGTGGGGATAGATGTTAATATGGGTGTATTGGAAACAAATTGACCGGGAATTGATAAATCGGATTTAGACATATTATATTATATATTTCAATATTTATATTATTATTTATATTATTATTTATATTATTATACAACGAAAAAAGTTGGTTATCTTGGACAAAATAATTACATAAATTACTAATAGGCTTGAATGGCTAATAATTATTCTTTCTTTAGTTTATACTTTTTATCAGTATGTGTAATACGATATTTAGAGTCATAATATTCACATGTTGCATATATGAAATGCATTTGTATTTTATATATATCTTCTAAAGATCCATAAGTTGAGAGAAATTCCGTTTGTCCAACTTTATCCAAAATTTCCTTTAATAAAATATAGTTTTTTTGTTGCGGCATAATAATAATTTATTTAGAATAATATTATATTTAGAATAATAATATATCTTCAATTTTACACAATTACATAAATAAATAACTTAAAACTTGATTATTGTATTTTTTGCAGAGAACATTACATTTTATGAAGAATGCGAAAATAAAACAACTAATTGAAACATTACAAGAGCTAATTTGGAAAAAATAATAAAAATATAAAGTTTAATAGTGCAAATAAATTATTCAGCAAAATATATATAATATATGGCATTTAATAATCATAATCTAAATATTCACATGTATACATTCGACGACATTCTTGGATTATTCGATCTAACAAACCAAATAAGTTTAGAAGATTTAAAAAGTGCTAAGAAAAAAGTTTTAATGTTACATCCCGATAAGTCTAAACTAGATTCGTCATATTTTCTATTTTACAAAAAAGCGTTTGATATAATAGTCCAATTCTATGAATCTCAAAATAAACAAAATCAAAAAATTACAGAAGAAACCACAAACTATTCACATTTAGATACAAATTCTTGGAATAAATCGACTTCAAAACAAATAAATAAAGTCATTGGAGATATGTCTAAAGAACAGTTCCAAGAAAAGTTCAACACATTATTCGAAAAAAATATGCAAAAAGAAATTAAAACAGATGTAAATGAATGGTTTTCCAAGAATGATCCATTATATCAAATCGATGAAAATGCTTGTAAAAATATGGGAAAGGCATTACAACAAATAAAACAACAATCAAATAGTTTAAATATATATAGGGGTGTGCAAACTTTATCATCGTCGTCTAGATCAGGTAATTTGTATGATGATGACCAAGATTCCGGTGAATATGTATCGAGCGATCCTTTTAGTAAATTGAAATATGACGATTTACGAAAAGTCCATAAAGACCAAACGGTGTTTGCGGTAAGTGAATCCGACTTTGATAATATGCCAAAATATGGATCGGTCGATCAATTAAATCGGGCAAGAGGCCAACAAATATTGACACCTTTGGAAAAAATGGATGCACAAAAAATATTAAATGACCAAGAAAATCAATATAGACAACAAATTATGAAAAAAGAATATTTAGCTAAATTAGAAACAATGAAATATAGTGAAAAAAATAAAAATGTTTTATCTACATTTTTACAATTAACCTAATAAATTATGAATCAATTGGTTTATTTTGTATAATATGATTCGGTAACGTTATAGTATTACATAAATTGCGCAATTCTAAAAATCCTTTAGAAAACTCTTCTTGGATTTCATTATGCAATCCGGTTTTTAAAGTTAATAATTCAGCTGTAATATTTTCAACAGTTTGTTTAAGTGTTGATATTTCAGATAGTAATGTAGTAATATCTTGTGTTGAATCATTCCAATGCACTAATTTTTGAATAGTATTTGGACTATCATCAACTTTGAATTCAATTATGTTTTCAATTGGTTTATTTATAACTTCTTGAATTTTTAAAATTGGGTGTGTTGATTGATTTGGTTGAGATTGTTGTTCATATTGTAAAACTTGATCGCGTTCCATCATATGGCGTTTTACAAGTTCGTCCATATTTGAAATTGGTTTATCCATTTCACTTTCTTTGAAATTAGCACTTGGTATATTTTTAATAATTAAGTCATTATATTGATTTAACCTATTTGTAAATTTCGAATTAATTTCATCTTGTTTTTTTTCTGATATATAATCACGACTTGCTGATTTATTTGAGTCTAATGTATACGATATATTTTGATTTATATTCGGCGTAACTTGGTTTGTATTATGTGTAGATTGACTTAAATTCGTATATATATTTTGTTCTGGATTATAATATGTAGAATTTGAATTATATTGATAATTAGATTGTGGTTGTATAGTAGATTGTTGTGCAGTTGATGGTTGTTGTATAGTAGATTGTGGCGTAGTTGATGGTTGATAAAATTGCGGTAAAGCATTTGTTTGTGACAATGTTATATTTTTTAATACTTTTAATATATCTTGGATAAAGTCTTTATTGATTTTTTGTAATAATTCAATATTAATATTAATACCAGATATTTTTTTATAAAACTGTTCGACTGCATTTCGAAACCACGATTCACGTGAATCTCCCAAATTTTGAAATAAATTGGATTGTGAAATAGCATTCCATAATATTTTTTGATTTTCTGGGTGAATAAATAAAGCCATAATAATGATATAATATATTACATTTATATCATTATACACAAATAATTATATAGGTATTTTAGATTGTATCTTTAATTCCTCCGTATGTTTAGGTATATTGCATTCTGTTGAATTTTTTTCTGAACATTCTGTTTTATTTGGTTTAAATTTTTTATTAAAATAAAATAACATTTCAGCGAGTGATTCATCAACATTTTTAATATCAGAATTAACTTTATATTTCATATTTTTTGCAAATTTTTTTATATTATATGTAAATTTATTTTCATCAATTGATTTTTTTAATTCTTGTAAATATTTAAAAATATTAACTTTATCTTTTGGTGATATATTATTATCTGTTGGTAATATATTTTTATCTGTTTTTGGAGGGTTAATATATTTATCTATAATTGGTTTAAGCTTACTATATCCATCATATTCATTTATATATTCATCATGGTCTTTTAAAAAATTGTTTATTTTATTAATATAATTAATATCAATTATCTCAGCTGATTTTAAAATATCAAACCTTTTAATATCTTCAATTAAATCTGGTATTTCTGTAAATTTACCATCATCTAAAAAAAATTTATTAATAAATTTTAATTTACGTTTAAAATGTGGGTTTTTTGTTTTATCAATTAAATATTTTTTCAATAATTTGCCAGTATTTACATTATAATCTAATATAGACCTTGATAATATAGAACGTATAATATTTTCTTCTATAATATTTTGGTTTCCTCCAATTAGTTTTTGTTTTTTAGTTAGTTTAACCTTTTTTTTTATATATTTACCATATTTTTTTTTAAGAGTTTTACTGGGCATTTATATGTTATAGTATAATGTGATATAAATTTTAATCATTAAAATAAATATTGCGATATTTTTCCACATATTTATCAGGTATTTTTTTTTGACGAAAAAGATGCAATTTATCAGAAACTTTCATATTGTTATTAAACTCGGTCTTACCTGTAAGCATTGTTATAATAAAAAATAATGAATACATACCACATTCAGTATTGCTACTTTGGTGACGATGATTTTTATTATTATAGTATTTAAATTGGATAGGTTTATTTAATTGTTTCCCTTGTAATTTAATTTTTTTTACTAAAGTTTTTATTTCGGGAGGTATATCATTATCAGCACTATCAAAATAAAATATAAATTGGTTTTCTATATCTATAAACATTGATGTCCAATGAGAACCACTTTGATCATGTTTATCTAAATTAAATACAACTCCTATTTTATTAATATTTTTTTTAATAAGATCTGCTAAAAAAATTTTGCAAAGTTCTTCTTGGACACATTGTTGATTATTTTCAGGTAAACGCGTATCAAAATCAATTGGTGTAGGTTCAAATAGTTTAAAATTCTTGTATTTTTTTTCATATTGTTTTAATACATCAAATATATCAATATTTGATAGCCATTCATTCGAGTTTTTTTTCCATTCATTTGGTTTATCTGGTGCAAATAAATATTCATCTAAATATTTTTGTTGAGATTTTGGCAATTGAGATAACCAACAGTCCTCTTTTTTACAATGTGTTAATTTTATTTTTAATTCACTTAACATAATTTTTGGATCAGTAGATACAATTTTATTAGTTGGATTGTTTTTATTATATGCATTTACAATTTTTAAAAGTGCATTGCTTGTATAACAAGTATCATCCGATATAGTTTGTCCTGAAACTAATGGACTACAATTCATTGTTTTATTTTTATTATTCATTTTTATAGGATATTTTTTACGTGTTGATTTAGTTCCCCATCCAAAAAAATCCATTATATATTATATTTATTTATTATTATGGCAACTGTCTAATAGTTGCAAATCGACTTTTGAGTTTTTTTGTTTTGTTTCTATTTAATTCATATTTGTTTCTATCTAATTCAGTTCTCCATTCAAAAAACTCAATTATTATATTTTATTATTTGGAATAATTCATGTATATAGACCGTTGAAGATATAAAACAGGCAATGTGGCCAAAGGCCACATAACCTTAAACATCCAATAAGACGTTCTGAGGCAATTCCTTAAAGAAAAATCCGCACTAAAGTTATGTTTCACGAAGGATTTAATTCTTCAATAATATAAAATAATAATAACTATTTTATAGTTTATATACTCAATGATTCAAATTTTAAGTCGTCACTAATTGAGTTATAATCTTTATCAAATTCTATTAATTCTTTTTCAAATTCTATTAATTCTTTTTCATATTCTATTAATTCTTTTATAATTAATTCAATAAACTTTATAAAAATATCATTAAACATATTATATTTTTTAAATAAATCATTATTTGTATTAAATAAATTAATTATATTTTTGGATTTAGGTAGTTTTAATTCTTTTCTTATATAATTATCATAAATTGTATTTAATGCATTTAATTCTAACCCATTTTTAAACCATGATGGAAATTTTTGTATAATATGTGTATTTATTAATTTATTATAAAAAATAGAGTCAAAAATTGCAAATAATGTTTCAAAATATTTAATTATATCACAAATTTTATTACTAGATTTTAGTTTACTATTAAAATTAAAATTCGGACAACTATCTGATGTCATTCCAAAATCGACTAATAATATTTTATTAGTTGTTTTATTATACATCATGTTTGTTGTCGAAATATCATTATGGTAAATATTAAATTCATAATTTAATCGTTGTAATAATATAAAAACATTAAATATTGCTTGTAATAATTTAATTGATATTTGTAATGGTATATCTGGTATTTGGTCACGAATTTCATATTGTGGTTCCCATTTATTAGTTTGATTTTCAGTATTTTTAAATTCTGATAAAAAATTGTATAAATTAATACCATCAACAAATCTCATTATTAAATTTGAATTATTTTTATATTTATTATATTTACTATATTCATCTATTATTGGACATACTTCTGCAAGTTTTAAATATAAAAGACCATCTAATTCATTTGGCAATAAATCAATATGTTTTTTTTCTTCAAATGCACTTTTTGTATTAATAATTTTACTTACTAATTCCATTGATGATGGAAAATATTTACATGGAATATTTGGTCTATATACAGTTCCAAATGTGCCACTTCCAATTTCTTGAATTTCAGGCAATTGATTAGTTAATTCATATTTGATCGAATCAATACTCGATGATTTTGAACTTGATTTTGAACTTGATTTTGAACTTGATTTTGAACTTGATTTTGAACTTGATTTTGAACTTGATTTTGAACTTGATTTTGAACTATTTGCTTTAGTAACTTTTTTATTTTTTTTAGTTTTGTTTTTTTTAGTTTTGGTTTTTTTAGTTTGTGATAACATAATAATATAAACATATATTATTATATGTAATTGCAAAATATTATAAACGTGATTTATTCACAAACATATCCATAGTATAATGAGGATTTACAAAAACAGATGGATTTGATAAATTATTGTTATTTGAATCAATATTGTCTAATTGATCAAATAGTGTATCAGTATCGAGATTTGATTGTAGTTCGTATATTTCAAAATGTTTAACGCATGTTTTTAAAACACATTAAATGTATCATTAATATCACGAGTATATTTTTCAGATACATTTGATTTTACAGAATCATCTAATAATTCTAACATAATATTTGTAATTTTAAGTTTATATTTTTTAATTTTGTTTATATATTCTTGATTTTCTTGGTATTTATTAGGATCTTGTTTTGCTAAATATTTTTTATAATGCGATTTATTCATCATTAGTTCCATTGTAATTTGATCTATAGATGGTTGTTTTGATATTGGAGGGCAATGAATCATTGGTATAACTGGGGTTGTTATTGATGAAACTGAATCAATAATGGTTGTTAATGGAACAGTTAAATCAATAGATGATAAATTATTCATATACACTTAATATAAAATTATGTTTATATAATAAAAAAAATTATTAATTATTAATTACAAAATATAAATTTTCAGCGGTCTAAATAAACCAGCTATTAATAGCACTATTATGATTTAATTCATTATTGTTTACCTTTTTTAAATGGTCTTGCATTTTATGAAATAATTTTACTTCACTTATTATTTCATAATACTGGTTTAATGAATCGCCAATTTTGTTATATAATTTTAAATCATTAGATTCGGGTAATATTATCATATCATCTGAATTATCCTCGCAATTTTCATGATTATTTAATTCTACTGCATTTGTCTGTTCTTGGATATCATCATAATTTGCATCATATGGGAAAATATAATTTGTTTCTACAATTTCTGTTGCATTTGTTTCTACAATTTCTGTTTGAGAATTGTTTATTTCTTCTGTTTCTGGAACAAAATCAATAATAATTGTATCCAGCAGATTGAATATAGCATCATTATCTTGTTCAAATGACGGATATCCATCATAATTTGATGATAATATACATTTTAATAACCGTTCTGGTGTAATATGATGAATTTGCATTTGTTCCATCAAATAATTAATTGATGGAACTTGAACTGAATTTTCGGTTGTATCATCTGAATCAGTATCCTCTGAAATTGTATCATCATCATCATTTTCATATGATTGAAATAATAGACGCATTCCTCTTAAAGCATAATCAGAATATAATTCGTCAGGTTCATCATCCGACTCATCATCTGTTTCAAGTTCTTCCTCAGCCATAACAGTTCTGCACATTGGGCAGCCAAATCCATTTAATGCTGCATTTTTCATTAAACAGCTTGTATGAAATATATGTCCACATTCAGTAATTAATCTATTTTTGAGTGGATCGATATCATCCATGCAAATCGGGCATTCATCCATGCAAATTTGACCTTTATCTGGTTGATTTAAAATACTATTATCTTCATTATTATCGTGTTCCATTACAACACACGAACCCGTGTGTTTAAAAACACATTCGGTATTTGTGCAGTTATTAAAATCGTTTAATAAGTTCATCATTATATTTATTTGTTGTTAATATAATTTATTATATTTTAAAAAAGTTATTCAATTTTATGGTTGTGTAGGTTGTATATTTGTAGGTTGTATATTTGGAGTTTGTATATTTGGAGTTTGTATATTTGGAGTTTGTGTAGGTTGTAATATAATTTTTTTAGTTCGTCTAAATATCGGGACTTTTTTTGCATTAATTGTGGTTTTTTTTTGAATATTAAGTTTTTTTTGTGTTTTACGTTTAGATATTTCAGTTTGTTTTTCAATTTGTTTTTGTTTTTTATCAAGACGCAATTGTTGTGTAATTAATGCTTTAGCTTGTTTTTCTTCGGCTTTAGCTTGTTTTTCTTCTGCTTTAGCTTGTTTTTCTTCTACTTTTGCTTGAATCTCATCTTGTTTATTTGCAAATTCATCATTAATTTGTTTTGAATATTTTTGAACTAATAAATTGATATCCTCGTTATATATTTTATCATATTGTCCTTGACTTCGTAATGTTTTTTTCAATTCATTTTCAGCACGTAAAATATCCTTTTGTTTTTCTTTTTCATCTTTTGTATTTTCACGTAATTGCATTTTCATTAATTTTTTAGTTCCTTTCACTTTATCTGTTTTCTGTTTTTCTATTTTTTGTTTATCATTTTTTAAATGATTAATTTCAGATGTAATTGTTTTTTTTCTTGTTGCCATAGATGTTTTAGCAATTTTTCGAGCATCATCTAAAGAAATACGAATTGCAGCTTTTTCAGTATCTGATATTTTGGTTTTAAGCATATCGGATAATTGTTTAATTTTATCAATATATTGATTTTTTTCCAATTTCAAAGAATCTATTTTTAATTTAATTTCCATATCAATTTCTTGTATTTTACCTGAAAGTTTTATCATTTGCGGATGTGTTTGAAATGAATCTATAAAATCGGAATCTAAATCTATTTTTTTACTACAATTATATTTAATATTATAATATGGGGTTTTTTTGAACTTTTCAAAATCGTTTGGATTTTTTTCTAAATTGTCGCGAATATCTTCTAATGCGGTTTTTTTAAAAAGGTTTTTATTTTTAATATCATCTTGAATTATTTTAATATTTGTTTTAATTGTATTTGCATGAGCTTTTGCTTCTATAACTAAATCTCTAATATTTTTCCGAACAATTTTTATACATTCTTTTTTTGCAACTGGGTTATTTACGTTGCTGCATTCATTTTCCAAGAATCCAAATTTAGATGCATTAATATCTTTTAAATCTTTATCTAAATTATCAATTGACTCTTTAACTTTTTGTTTTAATTCAATTATTTCCGAATTATAATATTCACGCATGTATTTTTTATCAAAACGATTAATATCTGATTGGTTTGTAATTATTGATGTTTTTATAAATTTAATGCGTGGTTGTGAAAATTGTCGTGCATCTTTTTCTCGATTCAAATAACTTATATATCCTGCAATATTATCTAAATAATTATTTCTACCATCTTTACTAAATGACCCATCCTCCAATAAATATTTATTTGAAAATGCATCAAATTCATCTGGCATTTGTTCTGTATGTGGTTTGCATAAATTAATTAGTTTAATCAATTCCATTGGATTTTGTGTAATTGGCGTAGCTGTCATTAAAATGATTCTAACAGAATCATTTCCAGATACATTATATGAATTCATAAGTGAACTATGTAGCGCATTCATATCAGGTGTTTCTAATGATGACAAGTCATTGCCGCCATATAATTTATGGGCTTCGTCGATAATTAATAATGTTTTTCTAAGAGGATCCAATTCTCCATTTATTTTGACTAAATTATGATAAAAATTATTTTGTTTAGATACTAAATTGCTAAATTGTTTGTATGACAAGGGGCGGATTTTCCAAGATTGTGATAATAATTTCATTCTTTTTTTTGAATCAGTTGGAATGTCAATACCACGCGCCATCATATTTCGAATACTTTCATTACATACTTGGTCAAACATATTTTTCCAAATATCATTTTTAAGTGTAGTTCTTGTTACCCATAATATAGTATATCCTTGACGCTCAAATGATGAGGTTGCTGCTGCAATTGCACTGCATGTTTTACCAGTTCCAACTGAATGCCACAATAATGTGCCCTTACATGGGTTCATGGGAGTAATATAATGTTTTATAAAATCTTGAGTTGGTGTATATTTAATTACATGCGATAATCCGCCGATATATTGTTTTATACCACCTTTTGATTTTTCTTGGTTTACTTGGTTTACTTGGTTTTCTTGGTTTTCTTGGTTTACTTGGTTTTCTTGGTTTTCTTGATTTACTTGGTTTACTTGGTTTTCTTGGTTTACTGGGTTTTCTTGGTTTACTTGGTTTTCTTGATTTTCTTGATTTACATCAGTAGCTTCTTTAGCTATTTTGTCAGATTTTTCTTCGCACATATTTTCCATTTTTACATTTTCCCATGCAAAGTCCGAATAATGTGAATTAATATGGTTGCGCATTTCTTCAAAATTTAAGCGGTTTGACAAAGGAGGTATATTAATTTGAATAATATCTGATAATGGTTCTAATACCACTTTTGGTAAATTAACTTTTTTAACTTTACGAGGTAATTTTAAAACAGTTAATGATTTTTTTTTAAAATATTTATCTAATTCCGGTGGTTGATCTAAATCAAATTCTTCTGTATTTACAATAATAGGTGAACGGTTATCAACTATAATACGTTTTTTACTGCCGCCATCAATTTCAATGGAATTACTTTGACTTTTATTAAGACTAAGACTACTTTTACTACTAATTGAATCTGGACTACTATCATCATTTATAATTGAAAAACTGTGTATATTTTTATTTAATTCATAATCAACTGAACCAAATATAGTAGTTTTTTCCAAATCATCCATAAATGTATGCAATCTCAAATCAATATTCATTGATTTTAAATAAAAATCAAATCCAGTTTTTGAATTTAAAAATGAATGTCTTAAATTTGTAGGAATAGATAAATCATAAATAAATACATATAATGGCCAACCTTGAGTTGGATGAAATGTTAATCCTTTTTGTCCACATGTGCGCGTTCCACGTCCAATTACTTGTTTTTGATCTGATGCGGTCTGTTGAGGTTCAAAAATATGTATATATTTAATATCAAATAAATCAATACCCTCTTTATAACCACTATCCATAATAATAAACCGAATTTCTTCACCATGAATATTTTCGGGTCGTTTATTAAATTTACTTAATATTGCTTTTTTAGTTTTAACATTAATTGAATTATTATAAACATTAACTGATGATAATAAATAAAAATTTGTATTATTTGTTTTATTTAATTCTGCATCATCATGTAATTCTAATTTTCCCCAAATTTTTACTTTTTTTACCTTTTTACCATCAATATATTCATATTCATCATCATTATCATCATCGTTATTTTTTTCTCCACCATCCATTGTATTTGCATTTTCAATTTTGGATAGAGATTTTTGTTCTAAAGACGATTCTTTAGTTGATGCTTGATTTAAAACTGATTCTTGTTCCAAAGGTAATGCGGGTTCTGATATCTGTTTTTCTTGAGTTAATACATTTGTGGGTGAAAATATGTTTGATATTGAATTTATTATTGAATTTACAGGTTGTGGTAATATTGATTTAGCTGATTCAATAATTTGTTCTTTTTGTAAAGGCACTTTTCTTGGTGCTGAATAACCTAAGTTAAATCCAAAAGCAATAAATGCGGATGCTATTAATTTGGCACCATGACCGCCGGATTTCAAATCCGAAAAAATAAAATGTTTATATAGTTTACCATCCGTTTGTAAATCTTTAGCATCTAGTTCTTTAATTTTGTTTAATAATGCATTTAATTTTGGAGAATATTCTGAAATATCATTTAGTAGTATTTCAGGATTAAATTCGTTAGAATCAAATTTATATATATTAGAAGGATTACTCCAATTTGTTTTTTTACGGACACATTGAGGATCATATATAATACTGGATTCGATATTAACTAAATCATCCGGTAAACTATTTGAATTAACTTGATCTAACATAAATATAATATATAATTATATTATATTATATTATGTCTATTGGTTATAATAATTTGGGTGGCGGATTTAAAGGTATATCTCCAAAACAAACAATTAATAATTATAAAGATAGTAATCAAGTAATGACACGTCGTATTTTAACTAATTCTTGGAATGGGGCATATGCATCAGGCACTGTAAATGGACGCAATCGAATTATAACACCATTTCGTGCAGTCAATAATTCCGGAGATTTTTTATCAAGACCAAATTATATATGTGGTGGACCAAATCAAGTTAATGCTGACAAACCTGGAATGAAAAGTCGAATTGGTAGTATTATATCAAGTTGCGATGGAACCGGAATTCCATCATCTACGTGTAATGTAAAATTTGTGCCAGATTCATCTGATTATATTACATATAAAAAACAACGTGCAATTGGACAAACATATAATGATAATAAATTTGGAGGCGATCAAAATAATGCATCATATGTTCCTTTAATGGCAGTTAGGCGTTAATAATATCAATGCAAATCGCATTTTATACTAAGAATGCATAAAAATTTTATACTACTATAAAATTTTTATTTTAGAATTTATTATATATAATGATAACAGGCATTTTGCAAGGAGTATTAGGAAATCAACTGTTTATTTTGTTTACAACTATTGCATATGCAATTCAAAATAAACATCCTGTTTTATTTCAATATAATAAACAATTAACAAATGGGGGTGTAAAATATACATATTGGGACACATTTTTGAGTGCCATAAATGATTTAACTACAAATACTATTATCACTAATGACATAAAACATAAATTTATACAAATAAGAGAATATAAAGAAGGTCAATATAATGAATTACCTAAAATTACATTAAATGAATCCGCAATTTTATATGGGTATTTTCAAAGTTTTCGATATTTCCAAAATGAGTATTACGAAATATCACGAATGATTGGAATTTATGATTTACGATATAAATATAATAATTGGTTTTTGAAAAATGGTTTGAATAAATTGACAACAATTAGTATGCATTTTTGTATAAGTGATTATAACAAATTAAATATTGTATTGCCATTTGAATATTATAAAAATAGTTTACAATTCATATTAAATGATACAAATATTTTAAATATTACTATTTTATATTTTTGTGAAAAACGGGATTTAATTGAGGTTGAGCGTAATATTTCAATACTACAAAATACATTTACAAGTTGTAATTTTAAATATTGTAATTTAGAATCTGTTATAACTGAAAAAATGTGTAATATATCTGTTGATAATAATAATAATGATTCATTAAATCAAATCGTAGGAAATTCAAATGATGAAATTATTATTATGGGCAATTGTAAATATAATATCATAGCAAATAACACATTTAGTTGGTGGGCAGCTTATATTGGATATATGGAGGATTTACCATATTTAGAACATATTGTATGTTATCCATCAAACAATAATTCTGATTTATATCCAAAATCATGGAATAAAATATAATAGTAAATGATAATAGTAAATGATAATAGTAAATGATGCAAAGAACATGCATAAAACTTTTCCGTTAATTTTTCAAAATGGTCGGTTTATTGGTGGTTATAGTGAATTAGATGTATTATTACAACAAGTTATACAATTGTAAGTTAAAATAAATAATCATATAATAATATATATGATATCATTATTTCCTATTCGAAATCAACTCAATAATGGTATTTTATCTGGAAATAGAGCAATGCCACAAAAAAATCTAACATCTAATAATGATAGCAATTTTTCAAATAATCGACATGCATATATAGAAAGTCATTTTGAACAAACACAGCCTTTAGTAAAACAAGATAATCATACTATTCTTGGACAAAAAAAGTTGTCAATCAACCATGTTTATGCGGGACAAGCATCGACTGTCCAAAAAAAATGGATAGGTGGAAATCGAGATGCGTCTAATATTATATCAAAACGACGTATTAATTCGATTGGGTCGAATTCATTAAACGCATCCGGAACCCCCATATCATTTAATACTGTTTTAGATAATAATACAGAAAGACAAGCATACCATAGAGTCCGAAGTGGCGGATCAACAGTTCCTGCAAAATGCACGAATAAATATCTAAATGCACCAATATTTCATTAATATATTAGTTGTTTTATCAAATATTTTATTGATTTAGCAACATAATTTATACTATATTATATATAATATAAAATGAATCAGTATTTATTTGAATTTTTAGGAACAATGTTCTTTGTATATATTATTTTAGCAACCGGAAATCCATTAGCAATTGGTGCAGCTCTTGCATTGGTTATTTTATTAACAAGAAATGTATCAGGTGGACATATTAATCCAGCAGTTTCTATAACTATGGCTGCTGCAGGAACATTGCCTACATCTGAATTAATTCCATATTGTATTTCTCAAATTTTAGGCGGTTTAGTTGCACTTGAAATTTACAAAAGATTTAAACTTTAGACTGTTGATGATTTTATACAATTAACAATTTAGTTTATTGTAGATTTTGTATTGATAAAATACAAAATCTAATTATAGTATATATATGAACGTAATAAACTCAGTTTTAAACAAAACTAAAAAAGTTTTAGACAAGTTATTCAAAGGTGGATTTATTTCAAAAACTAAACAGCATTATCATACAAAAAATAAACGTAAACATACTTATAAACGTAAACACGCTTATAAACGTAAATAAGTTTATAATTATTTATTTTTTACTAGTAATCTGTAAAAAATATATAACCCAACAATAGTAATTGACCCAATATAAAATTTAGTAACAAATTCGGGTTCTTGGATATTCATATTTTTTGTTATGTTTAAATTTATATTATCAAATGATTCTTTCACAGGGGTAATCGAGTCAAATTCTTGTATATTTGAGATTTGTCCAAGATCTAATCGGTCTACATTTATAACATTATCGGTTAATGCAACAAAATTTTGGTTAGATGAATACATCTTAGATTGCTGAATTGTTGGGGAAGGTTCAATCACAAAATTTGTCAAAGTATTTCCTAAACTTGGTAAAGCAACCGGTATTTTTGTTATGTATGCAGAATTAAATGTGGATGGATTCATATAATATAATACTTTATAAAATTGATTATAAAAAATACAAAAAAGTATTTAATTATACTTGAAACAAATATGACTTTTTCGAAAATGAATGTTGGCAATTTTATTAAAGATATTGTAAAAATGGATAATATACATAGCATTTTAGAAAAATGTAAAACTCAATCAGAAAAAGGTTTTATATTTGAACGGCTATGGGATATAGTTATAAAATTTTGGGCATGTGATCAATTTCCAAAATCGGATTTTATTCATATGACAGGTAATGTAAATTTAGCAAATTTAAAAGAATTAAAAACATATACAGATTATTTGAAAGAACCCGTTTGTAGTGGAAACTCGAGCGGTTCATCCGACATTTCATTATATAATAAAATATCAAAAACCCATATATTTATTACATCTAAATTTCCAAAAACACAAATTGATATTACAAAACAAAAATCAGTTAGTTATTATGATATAGATACTATAGTTAGCGTAGTGAATGATAACATATTTGTATATGATAATTATGAAATTTATATGCTTGTTCCAGACAAAACATTAGTATTAGAAAAAGTAAAAAATGCAAATAAATCAAGTAAACACATTACAAAATATATGACTGAAAACCATATATTAGATATGAGTAATTTAAATAATTGTTTTTTAAAATTTAAGGCGGGTTATTTGTTGTATACTGAAACTGAATTGATAATGGATAGTTTACAAAACTTGGAATTAAATTATGATAAATTATATTTATCTCCAAAAAGTCAACTAATACCACGATTTCATCAAGAATTTATTTCAGAGGATACATCTATAAATATAGACAATGGTGAAAAAAATCATTTATGGGGAGTAAAATGTAGAGGTGGAAAAACTATTATGACAGGTTCTCTAATTATAAAACGGTTTAACAAATTAAGAAAATTAAATGTTCTTATTATTACACCGGCTCCAACTGAAACCGCACCTCAATTCACTGATGACCTATTTAATTCATTCTCCGATTTCGAGCCATTTCAAATACACAACATTGAGGATTCAAAATTTATACCAAATATAGAAATTGGTGAAAATAATATATTTGTTATGTCTAAACAACTTTTGCAAAATTATATTGATGATAAAACACTTGTTATAATTAAAAATTTACAAATTGATATTATATTCTTTGATGAAAATCATTTTAGTGGAACAACTGAATTATCTAAATCAATTGTTCGGTCTTATTCATCTAAAAATACAAGTCATGTATTTCTAACGGCAACATATAAAAAATCGTTATTAGAATGGAATATTAAACTGGAGTGTCAAAAATATTGGGATATTGAGGATGAAGTTATATGTAAAAGTATTTTATTAAACTATGCAAATATTGAAAAATTAAAAGAAAAACATGGAGAATCAATTATTACAAAAACAATACAATATCTTGTAAATACCAAAGGAATTAGTATAAATGAAATATTTGCACCATATAAAAATATGCCAGAATTATATTTAATTACAACCATGTATGATAATGAAAAATATGATGCTATAAAATCAAATATTATGGGAAGTAAATATGGATTTTGCTTTGATATATTATTTGCACTAAATCCAACAAAAACGCGTTTTCAATATGAATCTGAGGTAAAACAAATATTACGATTTATTTCAGGATCAAAAAAAGAAGTTGATTATAAAATGGGCGATAAATCAATGTTATCGCGAATTAATAGAATATGCTCTGAAAAAGAATCACGTAATCCTTTTACGCAAATATGGTTTTTACCAAGTGATAATATAAATGAGATTTCAATATGTTTAGAAAAACTGATGAAAGAAGACAGCATTTTATCAAAATATGATATATTATGTATTAATCGCAAAAATAAAGAATTAGCAAAATCTGTAAAAGATGATATTTCTAAACAAGAAATAATTGCAAGAAAATCTGGTAAAGAGGGTGTTATTTTATTAGCTGGAAATATGCTTACATTAGGTATTACACTCAATTTATGCGATATTGTATTATTAATGAACAATACACTATCGTCCGATAAAGTTTTACAACAAATGTATAGAGGGATGACAGAGGGAACTGACTTACTAAATCCCAAAAAATACGGTTTTGTAATTGATTTAAATATTAGTCGGGTTCTAAATACGTGTATAAATTACACAGTATATAAAAATAATAATAGTATTGAAGAAAAAATCAAATATTTAATCGAGAATAATTTAATAAATATTGATGTAGATATTATGGAACAAAAACGTATTAATAGTGATGCAATTGTAATAAAATTAATGGAAATTTGGAAATCAGACCCAATCAATAGTTTTAGAACATTATTGCAAAATTTAGAAAATGATTATATTGAATTTGACACAACAACACAATCATTAATTAATCAATCATTTAAAAGTTCAATTAAAGATGATAATATAGTTACAACTATTGTCATTAAAGATGATGACGATCAACCTCAAGTTTTACCATCTGGTAAAACAATTATAAAACTGCCCACATTAACCGAAAAAGAGGATAAACCTGAAATTGAAATCACAGTATCATTTGCAAAAGAGGTATTAGTAAATATAATACCATTAGCCAATATTCTAACATTAAAATCGTCAAATAAAGATTTTATTCGAATGTTAAATGAAATACATGAAAATGCAGAATTATTAGATATATTCGATGATATGTGTTTAATTTGGTGGAATAAGAAAGATTTAATAAATATTATAAAACAAATTATATTAAGATATTTTAATAATAACAGTAATACATATAATATATCAATCCAATTTAAAATGTCATTACAAAGTTTAATTGATACTCCAGATAAACTATTACAATTAATCAATGATTGTTTAAAACCCAAAATTATTGAGAAAAAAAAATTCGGTGAAGTATTTACACCATTACAATTTATTAATAATAATATGTTAGATAATTTAGCAACTCATTATACTGAAAAATATGGAAAAAATATATATGAGGATGAAACTAAAACATGGTGTGATACTACTACCGGAATGGGAAATTTTCCAGTAGCAATATATTATAAATTAATGGACGGATTAAAGTATAAAATAATAAATCAACAAGAACGTAAAAAACATATAATTGAAAACATGTTATATATGGCCGAATCCAATAAAAAAAATTGTTTTATTATAAAACAAGTATTTAATATAAATAATGAATTTAAATTAAACTTATATGAGGGCGATTCATTAAAAATGGATATTCAAAAAGAATTTGGAATATCTAAATTCGATATTATTATTGGAAATCCTCCATATAATGAAGAATTTAAAGGTAAAAATGGATATGCACCCGCATTATATCATAAATTTGTGGAGTATTCTATAGATATATGTCAAATGTTATGTTTCGTAATACCATCTAGATGGTTTTCTGGCGGTCGAGGATTAAACGATTTTAGAAAAAATATGTTAAGTCGAAAAGATATTGTATATATTAATCATTATGATGATGCATGTAAAATATTTGGCAAATCTGTCGATATTAAAGGCGGTGTTAATTATTTCCTAATAGATAATAAATATAATGGACAATGTAAATATAATGGAATAATGATAAATTTAAATGATTGTGATATTCTAATTGATTCAAAGTATTTAACACTAATTGATAAACTTAGTAAATTTCCAAAATTAAATAGTATATATAAGTCTAAAGGTAATTATGGTATTCCGTTAACTGATATTCGATTACACGATATTCAAATGGTAGAAGATATAAAATGTTATGTTTCTCAACAGAAAGGTTTTAATAAATATATTGAAAAAAAATCAATTCCAGATAATAAGTTTGGAAAATGGAAAGTAATTACTCCATCGGCTGCTTATGGCGGATTTAGTGGGTTTGCTAATTTAATAATTGGCAATCCAGATGAGGTTCATAGTGAAACCTATATATCATTTGATATAAATACCGAAAATGAGGCTAAATCGCTATTATCTTATATGAAATGTAGATTGCCAAATATGATGTTATCAATTCGAAAAAACACGCAAAATATAAGCAATACTACATGTAAATGGATTCCATTGCCACCATTAGACAAAGAATGGACTGATTCTGATGTTTATCAATATTATAAGTTATCAGAGGATGATATTAAACTTATATCTGAAACAAATATAGATAGTTATACAAATTTAATTCCTATACATACTAAACCGACAGAAGTTCTGCCAATGCCAATTGTGTCAACTGCTACTAAAATAGATAATGTTAGAATTATTCATAAATATGAAAATCGCGAGGGAGTAATTATTAATAAAAAGTTTATAATTAAGTCCAAATTGAGTGATGTATTAAGCAGTGCATCCAGCTAAATGCATTATTAGAATGCATTCCACTTAACACCGCAGTCATAACTTTACAAAATAATATATATTTATTACACTAGTTTTGCAGGTATTATTAAATACATGCAAAATGTTATATTTATCTGCCATATAAATGTTAAAATTCACTTGACAAATCAAATACATCTCCAATTATTTCTTTATTTGCTAAAGCATATTCTGCAATTGTTCGTTCAAAAAAATTCACTTTAGATTCAATACTAATTAATTCCATAAAATCAAACGGGTTTGATGCCTTGTAAATTTTTTCATATCCAAGTTGGAGCATTAGTCGATCTGCAACAAATTCAATATATTGACTCATCAATTTTGAATTCATTCCGATTAATCTACACGGCAATGCTTCTAAAATAAACTCCTTTTCAATTTTAACAGCATCTTTGACAATTTCACAAATATGAGTTTCTGTTAAACGTCCTTTTAATTTACTATATAAAAGAACTGCAAATTCTGTATGGAGTGCTTCATCGCGTGATATTAATTCATTTGAAAAAGTTAATCCCGGCATAAGTCCTCGTTTTTTTATCCAATATATTGATGCAAAACTTGAACTAAAAAACAAACCTTCAATACATGCAAATGCAACTAAACGTTCTGCAAATGATGATTTATTATCCGAAATCCATTTTTTGGCCCAATCCGCTTTTTTTTGAATACACGGAAAATTCTGTGTAGCTTGGAAAAGTCGGCGTTTTTCAATAGAATCTTTAATATAGGTTTCAATCATTAAACTATATGTTTCACTTTGACCTGTTAAAATACCATTAAAAATTCCTGTATGACGTTTGGGTTCATTAAAACAAAATGTTGGCGAATTAGAGGATATTTGTGTAATATTACTAATATACACTTTTTCTGGAAAATGTTCTATAATTTTTTCACAATAAAATAATAATAACCGTTTTGGTTCAAACCCTAAATTATACAATTTACTTACAGATAAAATATTTAAGATATATTGAATATTATAAAAATCATCAGTAATATTTTTTTCAAGTTTATCTGATATTTCAATTGTGGATTGAACACCCATTGTAGTTAATAATAATTGAATTTCATTTAAAAATAAATGAGATGATATAATTTGTATTATATTAGTGTTTGTTTGTTTATTTAGACTAAATGATCCACATGCATCTACACATCCTTCTAACCATCGCAATTTTGTGTTTAAACTGTAATTAATTGGAACAGTATATTTAGAATGATCTAAAAGATTCGTATTTTTAAAATAAATTTCTAAATTATTTTCTAATGTGGGTGTAGATTCAATACAATTATTGTAAATAAACAACTCCATTTGTGAATAAGTTCCTTCACCACTAATAAATCCTTGAATATATGGGTTTTCAAATATGTCTAAATCTGGCGTATTTATTATTGGTAAATCATAAAATTGCAATACATCACCTATAACTAAATTATGCGTTTTAACTTTTACTAAATTGGGTTCTGTATCTTGTTGTATTAACCATTTATGACCGGGTGTGCAATCTAATTCTAAACCATTTGATAATTTAACCTTATATAATGGTTTATTTCCAGTAAATTCAATTAAAACATCGGTAAATTCGTAACCATTCCAAATATTTACACGTTCATTAACTAATTCGGAAATTTTAAAATATCCTTTGTCAGTTAGTATTTTTGTATTACCTGATACACAATGTATATTTTCCATAGCAATTTGAAAACCGTAAAATGCACGAGCTTCTGATAATTGCACATCTTTCATAAAACGAACTGCCAAGTTTTCCAAGACAATACCATCCGATGCAGCAAAAAATGCCAATATCATAGAAATAAAATAACGCTCATCATTAGTTAAATTTTCCCAATCAATTAAATCTTTGGAAAAGTCGATTTCCTCGGCTCTCCAAAAACAGTCCATTTGTTTTTTATACATTTTCCATATACTGTCATCTTGGATAGGAAACATAACATATCGGTTTTCATCTGGCTGTAATAATACTTCAGACAAATCTTCTATTTTAACAGATATTGATTTGTTATTATTTTCTAAAAATTGTAAAAATTCAGGTTGTTTTTCCAATTCAATGGAATCAGATATAGAATATTTAGACATTGCTATTAATAATATAATATACTATTTATACTAATTTATATATATATAAATGCCGGATTTATGTAAATATAAAGATTTATTTGGAAAACCAAATGAAGGAATACGTAAATATAGAATCTTTGATATTTCATTATTTGATGTTGGTGTTGTTGTCATTTGTTCTGTATTTATTTCATGGTTATTTAAAATATCACTGATTTTAACGTTAATTGTTATTTTTACATTAGGTATTGTAGTTCATCGTATTTTTTGTGTTAAAACTGGTCTAGATAAAAAATTATTTGGATAAAAAATTATTTGAATAAAAAATTATTTGGATAAAAAATTATTTGAATAAAAAATTATTTGAATAAAAAATTATTTGAATAAAAAATTATTTGAATAAAAAATTATTTATGATATGTAAAATAATATAATATCATACTATTTTATAATTATGTCCAAAAAGACTACATATAGTAAATCAATTCAAAATAGTAAAAATGCTATATTATCAAATATGTATCTAATATTGAATAGTCGAATTATATTGTATTTTATATTAATATTATCAATTGCAAATTTGTTTTATTTAGTAACATCATTAAATTATATGTTGGTTTCTATATTTATTTTAGTAGGATTTATTACATCATTTTTTAGTAAAAATATGATTGTTATATTATGTATAGCATTAACTATAACAAATATATTACAATTTGGAGATAAAGCGGCATTAGAGGGTTTTGGTGAGGAAACCAGTTCAAATGATACAAGTGATGATACTAATAGTGATGATGTTAAAAGTGATGCTATTAAAAGTGATGCTATTAAAAGTGATGCTATTAAAAGTGATGCTATTAAAAGTGATGCTATT